GTCTAAAACAACATTCTCAATTTCTTGAGTGAACCTAGATGGGCAGTAAAACTTTTTCTCTAGGACCTTTTCTAGATCATTCTCCATCTCTCGTCCCAGTATTGTGATGTACAAATTCTTTAATATATCTCACTAGAAGCTTAATATAGTCCCCTTTGTTACGTTTGTCAAATACATGAACCTCACCACCAGGGGTGACCATCATAGTGATGAGTTTTGTAATAGGAATACCTGTCATCTCATAATATGCAGAAGCATAAAACATTTCTTGAACAAAGTAGTTCTCACACCATGCTTCTGGTTTAATTTTTTCGGATGTTTTGAAGTCGATAACTGCTAACTCCCCTTCGTACTCGGCAATACAATCAACTCGCCCAGCAAGCCCAAAGTATTCCGAGTAAAGAGTTCTTTCAATAGCATGTATATTATTTATCTTATCCAATTCTGGTTTCAAATGATGAAACATAAACTTAGATAGTGGGCGATAGTCCTCCCAATTTAACTCTTTATTGAGAAGATAATCCTGGGCCACTTCATGAAAGTCAGTACCACGGGCAGTTGCTCTTTTAGTAATACGATTTGCTTCTTCAATACCAATTCTCTTTCTCCACTTAACAAAAATTTGTCGATTGTAGAAAGAAGTCACAGACGTAATAGAAGGCACCCACTCTCCATTAGGTAAGTTATAGAGACGGATGCCATTCTTTTCTTTCTTTGTCAGTTCAATCTCACCGAGATAATTATGATGAACAAAATTCATAAACCAAGATCCATTTTAGCAAGTAGATATTCTTTACAGAGGCCAGATCTAACAATGTCTTCGACACCAAATTCGATGATATCTATTGAAGGCATTGATCTGAGAATATTCATAAAGTCAATGATGCCATTTCTCTCATTAGTTTTAATGAGGTCTGTCTGTGTGGCATCTCCACAGAACATAATCTTAGAGTCTTCACCAACACGAGTGATAATTGAATCTAATTCATGGAAATTTAAATTTTGGAATTCGTCAACAATGATGACTGCCTTATCAAGAGTTGTACCACGAATAAAAGAAGTACTCCAGAAACTAATTGTATCCTGAGTTTTGAGATTTGCATAGAGCATCTCAAAGTCAGCATCACTTGGCATCTGGAACATGTACTTTACCATGTTCTTGTATGGAATCTGGTAAAGCGAAGATTTATCTTCATGATCTCCAGGAAGAAAACCAATCTCCCTGGTTGCTACCAGAGAACGAACGATATAGATCTTTTCATATGGAGTTGTCTGGTCAAGAACATCAGATAGTGCATTGTACAAGGTAATAAATGTTTTACCTGTACCAGCGCAACCATAAGCAACTACGTTCTGGTTTTTTTCATAACTATTAAATAATAATTTTTGATTGTCTGTTAGTGGATCAATGTCTCTTAGAAAGTCGCTATTGATAGGTTTCTTTCTCTTCATCTGTTTAGCAGTCAATCCTACACCAATAGGTTGATCAGATTTTTTTCTTCTTGGCATATGAAATTAGATGGGGCGAACAATAGAGCGGGGGGCTTTAGATGCTTTATGAAGTACATCATTCCAACCTGGATGAGACTTCTTTAATTTGTCATAGACCTCTCCAATTTCACCACAACTAGGTGCAGTGGATGGATCACTCCAGTCTCTATCCCATTCAGGGTTATCTAATTTCCACTGATCCCATTCATGAACACTGAGAGTTACTTCTTTCTGTTCACCAGTTTCCTTGTTAACAACGGGGTATGTAGCCATAAAATAATCTCAAGTGTGTGTTTATTTATTAAGGAGTGTCAAGTCCACTCCATTGCTTCTGCAACAGCAGGGAACTGTTCAATAAAGATCTTCTTAGCACCCAATGCAATGTCCATATGCTCCTTCTGTGTGCCATTTGCAGAGCGCAAATCAATATAATGGATCCATGACCTCACAGAGCCTGTCATGTAGATCCTAGTAGGGCAGGCCAGGGGCAATACAAACCGGGCACACTCCTTTGCGATCGATGCATCAAGCATCTCCTGGTAGAGTTTCATTCCTTCTTCAAAGTGCTTCTGCATTTTGATCTGGAATTCTTGACGGACAAACGGGTCAATATCATCAATAGAATTCTGACGATTCTTGGTGTCTTGTCTGCGTAGTTCAGGTAGAGGGATCTTCTCCGCGAGTAGGGAAGAATCAGCATAGCGTTGTGAAAATTCTTGATATGTAAACGAACGGTGCCGAAGCACTTGGGCCGCAATACCGCGTGTGGTATTCAACTCCAAAGTCATATATGCTTGCTCAAAAATGCTCCAGTGCTGATGCTTAACACAATACTTGAGCAGACCAGAGAACTTTTCATTCTCTTGGTTGTTGGGGTTTGACACACGAGCACAGTATGCCATGTGCTTCTCTGCATCAGGAGTTGCGCTGATTAGTTTTACGTTGTTCTCGCTCATCAAGTGTCTCGTTAATAATGTCTTTTAATTCCTGTCTTTCTAAATCAGTAAAGACATTTCGTTTTGGTATTACCAATGGTGGATAGGATTTCTTTGATGATGTTTTACCACCACTATGAATACTCATCCCTTGTGTATCTATCTTATCCATCGTCATCCTCAAAAACTTCGTCGTAATCTACTATGTAGTTAGAAGCAGGATCATCAAAATTTTCTTGCTTAGTCGTGTATACATCTACATCAGAAAATACTTCACTCTCCAATGCTTCCACAAGGAGTTTGAGATTTCTCACTATCAACTTAAGTTTCTCTCGTTCCATGAGTATAAATTATGATATTTCAATTCTACATTAAAAAAGGAGGGCAGTCAACCCTCCCTGCGATCAGACTAAGTTAGCATCCTCCTACAAATTCTTTTACAGGTAACTTGGTCATCATCGCATTCTATAAGACAATTGTAATAATCGTTTATTAGATCTGATTCCTCCATAGAACGGTTTAATGTATTTGACAATTTCTCTACGCTTTGTTTCCACCCCGCCAATTGATTATAAGAAATTAAATTGTGCATAATGCCCTCCATTATACTTTATATTAAGGACATAACAACATACCAAAAAAGTTTTGGTTACATACGCCATATCCTCTCAATTAATTCTACCATATTTATGTTGAAAATTAAATAATTTCAGTATCTTCATATACATTTCTTACAAATAAACATAAGTACAAAAAAAGAGAGGGTTTGTAGCCCTCTCTGTAAAGTAAGTTTGTCTAATTCACTTAGTGTAAGTCTTACCACGATAGCAGAAAGTCCCGTGAGACTCTTTGCTTTCTACACAACGAGTAGAATACTCAACACCACGATATGAGGTGTGGGTAATCTGTGCGTCATGAATAGCAGATGCTTTGTTGATCTGCTTCTTGATCATGTTTAGTGTGTTCATTTATCAGTCTCCTGAAGTTAGGGTTTTTAATCCCCGTTCCTTCAGTCGTGTGCGTCCCATATACACTCAGGTGTAGATTCCTTTACGGTCTCTATCAACTCTACCTTAAAAGCATTTGAGATATTCTCATTTGCTTTCATCCTCAGCATAATAGCATCGGCTTGTTGGCAGGTGAGTGATGAATAGAATAATAGTTCTAACATGGAATCAACGGAACGGTTGCGCGACTTACTTGCGTCCTGCAGTGTCTTTATAAGCTATGTGCCTAGCGACTACCACTTGGATGAACGATAGGTCTAATTATAGACCTCATATCTTATTTAGTCAAGTGTCTTGGTATTAACACGAACATATGTAATTATGTTTATTCAAATAATTCAAAGTCTCCTTGAGACCGCCACGATGCTTCAGTCCAATTGAGATTTGTGGATACTCTGCATTGATACCAAACTCTGCATGAAACTGTTTATCTGTAAAGTCTTCATCCAAAAAGTATTCATGGAAATCTTCGTGAATACTTTTCAAGAGCATACCAGCCCGTTCACATTCTTGACTACCGTTACTGTAAATTACTGCTTGCATCTTGTTAGTTGATACTTATAATGTTCTATTTAATCTATTCTCTGCTTGGTCTGGGAAGTCTCTTGGTCTGCTATCAGTAGCATTATCAGTTCTGGGTGAACCTTCATTTGCTTTCATCGTATGCTGAAAGTTTGCTCGTTTGTATCTTAATCCTAATGGATCAGGCATCCAGTATGTTACTTGCCAATCTTGATCAGGACATAACTCAAGATGCTTCTCTACCGAGTGATTGAAGCTACCCATTTGAACATGTCCATCATGAGTGATACATCTATCATTACCAATGCCAACTAGGAATAGCATCTTACTACTCATAGTAGTTCTTGCTCTGGGTTGAGATTTTTTACAAATTGCACAGGATTTTTTTCAGACCTATGTACCCAATGGTACTGCATACGTTGAAAAATAGGGTTCCATGTTTGCACACAGAAATAATCAATCCCTTTGCCTCCAGTCAGAAATATCATCCCTCTTAAACCAATTCTTAATGTCGTCAGCATCAGTAAATCCCGTTTTGTGATTGGATGGGTCGGGATCACCTAATCCCATCTTATTCAGAAAATCGTCGGTACTACCTTCCTCAATCTTATATGCGATTTGACGACGAGCCATTTTTAACATCTCATTAGCAGATGTATTTGCTTTGGCAAGTTTGTTTGCCCAAATCATATCAGACAATTTTACTTCTTCTCCATTTGCAATACATTTGCAAATAAATTCCAGTCGTAGTCTATACTGCGTGGAAAGCATATTTGGAACACTCCTACTGGTGTATTTATTCTATTGCTTTAGGATCGATACCATACTCATCTACTAATTTGTCGATGATGGTATCATTCCCAGAAAGTTTTTCAATCTCATAAATTGAAGACTTTTGATATTTCTTTAATCCTTTATACTTTTTGATAATCTTATTGATTTCTTCTGAATTGATATTGAAGCGGATGTTTCCATCCTTATTCGGATCATCAGCAAAACCTTTAAATCCTGCGTTCATTTCTTCTTCTTAGTTTCTTTTGGTTTATTTCCCCACAACTTGGGGTTCATCTGGCCGAATCCAAAATCAATCTTTTGGACTGCTCCAGCACCGTACTTATCATAGTACATATCAAATAATTCTACAGTCTTTCTACATCGAGTAAGGTCAATATGCTGAACCCCATCAACAATGTAATAGACTAGTCTTGCATCATTTGGAAGTGACTTGTCATTCGCTGCTTCAATAGTTGTTTTCTCTTGTAGAATCTGACAACTATAGTCTGAAGGATTTATATTCGGTTTGCCTGTACCAAACTCTGCCATTTGTTCTTCCTGTTCCTGTACAGCTGCTGTCATGAGCGACCTCCCCATTGAATATCTGGATATGCATCCTTCACGTTTTGAAGAGTAACTTTATATTTTTTTTCTAGTGCCCTGTCCTTGATGAGGATAAGAACTTCTGCCTCTAGTGGATGAAGACCGCGAAGAAGATTGATAAACATCATCTCTCTACGGATATTATTGAGAGTATCATTACCACCTTTTACAAAGTGATAGAGACTATGCCACTCACGACGGAGAGAGGTCTTGCCTCGTCCATCCATATCTTGTCCAGTAGCAGACTCTCCACCCCTTGCTTCTTTAGCGATGTTCTCTGAGAGTGTTCCAGAATAGACTGATTGATCTTCCGCATCACCATAAGGAACCTCTCCCTTAGGAAGAAGACTAATTACAGTCTCATCATAATTAAAGATGAAAATACTTTTCAGAGAATCATGTTCATACTTCTTGAGCACTTCCACCTTCTTAGCAGCAGAACGTTGCTTTGATGCAAGTTCTAATACTTCATACACAAAGGGATTGGGAGGAAGATCAGGGATCTTTGTAGGCGTTTTAGGATTCGTTGCCGCCTTCTTCTTCGTCGTGGTCATAATCGTTTTCAAATCGTACTGCTAAAATTTCATCGGGTAGAATGTTACCATTCTCATCAAACATCTCTGGGTGTGTATAAACTGGTTGAGTTTGGTAGAAATGTTCTTTTGCTAACCATCCTACCACACCTCCTACAAAAAAGAACATTATGGAAATTAATGTTCCAAACGTGAGAGCTACTGCTATCATCTTTCTACTCCAGACTATTTTTTTCTAATGTCCAAATAGAAGTTTAAATGTAATACAATCTCTTTTTGGAAAAAGGAGATCATTTTACCAAACTTTATTTGAAAAGTTTTGGGCTTCTCTGGGGATCTTCTCCTATTCCGTAGTAATAATTCCACACCCCGATTTATATTCTGGGGATCTGACTTATTTAGTGCGCTTTTTTCGTCGTCCTGGTTTTCGGTCATCACTATATCTCCTAGCATCTTCAGTGATACTGAACAAATATGCTTTTATTTTTCTTGCTTGGGGTTTGGGAATGTGGCCATAACCCTCACGTAGTTGTTTATGAACATCATCAGAACCACCTTCTAGATATACTTCAAGGTCTTCTATGAGTGAGAAGAGTTCCTTAATAGTTGTGCTATCGAGGAACTCGTCAATCTCATGTTTCTTTGTTTTTATACCTCTCAAGTAATCGTAGAACTTTAAGTTCATCTGTCCCCCAAAGGCATTGTCAATTGCGTGTTCGACTAAATCGTAGATGTCGTTGAGGTTTTGTTCCATTAAACTAACTTATGTTCCTTTAGATATTGAACTGTTTCCGTACATCCACCGATAAGAACATCATCTTTCAGAACTCTGGGAAAAGTTTGACCTTGGCCAAACTTTTCGTAGAACTCTGGTCTCTCAAAGTCCCTACCTAATTTCTGAACCACATACTTAAGTTCTGCAAGTTGAAGAACTTGTTCTATTTTAGTGCAATAAGGGCACCCGTCGCGTGAATAAATCGTGTACATATTTTGAATTTTATTTAGGGGTCAAATGTTTTTGAGTTAGAGGATGATAACTTTTTACTTACTGTAAGTATCATACATTTTTGTATCATCTTCTTTCTTGAGTTCGGCAGCAAGTTCTTTTTCAGTCTTGAGATGTTGAGGTTTGTGCTCTCTATCCATAGGTTTAGAAGGATCAAAGGGATCTCTTGTGAGATTTTTGATAACAATGAATGCTTCTTTGTTATACTTACGAGTGCCAATAGGTGATTGCCATTTCTTGTTATAGACTTCACCGACATCAATACCAGAAACTTGAGTTCCTGCCATCTCAACTACGATGTTATCTCCTTCTTCCCACCCATATTTTTGGGCAAGAGAAGAAATTTGTTCATAAACAGATGGAGCATCCATTACTCGATCTTCTGGTTCAAGATTTCCGAGCATATAAAAAGATCAACAGGCCTTTAGTATATCATACTTTTTTTCTTGGATCAACAGGCCTGAATGGACAATCGGAACATCCAGCACCACAACATCCTCTACTCATTTTACTTCTCCAATAACCCAAGATCTCATACCAAACGGAGTGTCAGCAATCAAAGTTTGAGTGTGCTCTACTACCTCTGGTGGGACAACTAAACAAAACCCAATACCAAGATTGAATACATTTTTCATTTCATCTTCAGAAATATCTCCTGCCTGCTGGATCTTGTTAAAGAGTTCTGGTCGTTCCCAAGCAGAGTAATCAACATCAACTGCAAGACCCTTTGGAAGGCATCGTGGGAGGTTCTCAGGCAGTCCTCCGCCTGTGATGTGTGCCATGCCTAGGATGGGAACTTCATCCAACAGGTGCTGAATGAGACGGGCATAGATGGTTGTTGGAACCAGCAGCTCAGGCATCTCCTTATAGTAAATGTAATTTCTGTTAAGCAAATAGTTAACAAGAGTATATCCATTACTATGAAGACCACTACTCTCAATGCCAATGACTACATCACCAGATCGAATATTAGTTCCATCAACAATATCATGCTTCTCTACAACACCAGTACAGAAACCAGCAAGATCATAATCAGTTGCTCTAAAATGTTCGGCAGTTTCTCCACCTAGTAGTTCCATTCCTGCCATAGCACAACCGGTGGCAACTCCATGAACAATGTCACTGACGTTAGCATCAAGCGATTTGGTAGAAATATAGTCTAGAAAATATAATGGTTTAGCGCCAGAACATATAACGTCATTGACGCACATAGCAACGAGATCCTGACCAATAGTTGTGTAATCATTAGCAATCCTACAAATGTTAATTTTAGTTCCGACACCATCAGCACCAGATACAAGTACAGGTTTCTCATATCCTGATGG